AACCGATAGCTGGATTGTTTACGGCGACCTGACAGCATAAGAAGTTAAGAGAGAGTAACTAATGGCAAAGAAAGAAGCAGGTGGAAAGTCAGCATCCCAGAATGACTTTCTAGAGCCGCTAGCCCCGACAAATGTAACAGCAACTGATGTAGGAACTTCTCGTCCCTACGACGACGGTGCCATTACAGTAACTTGGGAAATAGATGCACTCTCTCCTGCCGCAGAGACCTACACCATTCAGGTGTCTGGCGGTTCGGTTCTTGTAAACGCAGCTGCTTTGCCTACTCCAGCTGGCTCTACGTACTCTGCCACTGTCACGGGGCTATCATCCAACACCAGCTATACGCTCGAGATTTTCTTAACAAACGGGTCTGGCAGCTCGGACGCTACTACGGCCTCAGCTGTAACTGTCACCACAGTTCCTCAGGCACCTCAGAGCGTATCTGCTACTTCTACCACTGCAAACCAAGACATCATTTCTTGGTCTGACGGTAATGATGGTGGCTCTACCATTACCAGCACTTATGCTGTTTCCTCTGACCAAACTCAGAACCCAGGCAACATAACTCTAGACACCAACCCAAAGACTGTATCTGAAGTCGGAGACACTTCTCAGACTTATACTTTGTATCACGTAAATGCTAATGGAACTTCTGAAGGTGCCACTACTGCTAGCGTGACCACTGTTGCCCCGTTCTTCCCACCGTTCTTCCCACCTTACTTCCCTCCTTACTTCCCGCCGTTCTTCCCTCCCTACTTCCCACCATTCTTCCCACCGTTCTTCCCGCCATATTTCCCACCGTTCTTCCCACCTTACTTCCCTCCTTACTTCCCGCCGTTCTTCCCACCGTACTTCCCACCTAGGTTCCCGTACTTCCCACCGTACTTCCCACCGTACTTCCCACCTAGGTTCCCGTACTTCCCACCGTACTTCCCACCGTTCTTCCCGCCTAGGTTCGCCATCTACTCAGTAGACCCTGACGAGGGACAGACAGAAGAATAAAGATTAGACCCCCGAAAGGGGGTCTTTTCTTTGGGTAGAATTGCTCTATGCCCTTAAATGCCGACACCAGTAAAAATATTAAATGGCCCCTCCCAGAGGGGAAGCCAGCGGTCAGCGTAAAAAATTTATTTGACCAAGAAACTTTTAATGAAATAAAAGAAACAATAGAAAGAGACGTGGTCTGGGGCCCAGAATCTAATACCCCTTACCACTCTATTGTTGGCCGCTGGGTGGGAGAGCCAGATTTTTCTGAGCATGTAAAGAACAAAGTTTTAGACGCAGCAAAGTCAACATGGAATCAAGATGACTTAAGGCTCAAGGTTCTCTGGGTAGCAAGATATCAACAACATAACGGGGTTGTGCCATATCTGTGGGAACACATGGACCAAAGTACTTGCCAATACACATTAGATTTTTGTGTAGAAACTAATGGATTTGACAGCTGGGGAATCATAATTGACGAAGAAACTTACGAAGAAGCAGAAAACAGCGGCCTGTTTTTTATGGGACAGCAGCAAACACACAGCCGTCCCCCGTACCCTGTAGATGACAAAGATGCCTACATAATTTTAATGTTTGGTCTTTTTGTGGACAGCACTCATTGGGCTTACGATTTAGACCTCCAAGACCCCGACCAACACGAAACTTTTTTAGAATTAATTCAAAAATATAGACACGATGGCGATATTAGATACTATGAGCACACAGGGCATCCTCCAGAATTTAGAGGTCTGCCTGAAACAAACTATCCTTGCATCATAAATGATGAGGAGTGCATTCAGTGCTGGGTCCCCTCTAAGGAGCTTCTAGATGGAATTATTGAGTCAAATGGACACTAGTAGAATTATGGTATCGATGATTGCCTATCGAGAAAAAAATTTAGAAAAGTCTATACGAGACTGCATAGAGAAAGCTAAATACCCACACAGAATAAAATTTTCAGTGGTTTCAGAGCAAAAAACTGAAGAGCTTCACGACGGTCTCCGCTCAGTTGCTAAAAATAAAGTGGTCTATAGGAAGTATGACTTGTCGGAGTATCGAGGGGTCCTATGGTCTAGAGCAAAGACTACTCAAGTAGACCCTACGTATGACTACATACTATACACATGTGGACATAATTTATTTGCACAAAACTGGGATGAAATAGTTCTTGAAGAATATGCAAAAGCAAAAAAGAAAAGTGACAAGCCAATTATCACTGTATCGGGACCAGAATATGAATTTACGCCTGATGGGCAAGTTACTTTAGAGTCGAGGGCAGGCCGATATTACAATTTTTATAGGCCAAACATTAATTCTGATTATGTTCCGGGGTATGGATTTCCTAAAGTAGTCCCTGTGCCAGAAACAGACGATGTATTAGAAGATTGCTATTGGCAAGGTAGCTGGATATTTGCCTCTAAAAATTATGTAGACGAGGTCCCTATTGACCCAGATATGAATTACCACGGAGAAGAAATTTATTTGACAATTCAATCTTGGTGTCGAGGTTGGAGATTTTATGCTACTCCTCGAGTGTTGTACTATCACGACACCTACAAAGAATACCCGGGCGAAGATATGTCTAGAACAATTTCTCATCGCCCTTGGGCAGACATGAACAAAGATGCGTTTTGGTCACAGTCGGATGAATCGATGAAAAAACTTAATCTTCTCTTGTCTGGAAACTTAAAAGGAATTTACGGAAATATTACGAAAGAGCAAGTTTTAGATTTTTGCTTGGCAACAGGAATGAACCCTAAATGGTGCGAGTACGACGAAAACTATCACCAATTAGGGCTACCTAGGCACGGGGAAGATTTCAAAAACTCTAGTCCAATTGTTGTGTAGCTAGTGTTAGACTAGCGTTTATGAGCGACGATTGGTTCACAAAAGATAGGTCAGAAACAGCCTCTAATAGAGCTCCTGACAGACACCTAGGTGAGATTACAGTCAGTAATCCTGCCTTAGGTATAAATTTATATAGAAATGGTCTGTCTGAAGAGTCCTGCAAAAAATATATAGAGACCTTAGAGTCAACCTTAAACGGTCAGACTCAGTATGTTTGGAATGGAGCTCACGTAACTACCTCTGAAGAAGTTGATTTAGAGTCTAGGAATGCAAAAGATTTCAAATTCAACTCAATTGGGCTAGGCCCGAGGACCGAAGAAAATGCCAAGCTCTATGATATGCACAACGAAATATTTCAGGCTGTTCGAAAGTGTGTGGATGACTACGGAAACTACTGGGGAGTAGGAATTCGCTCATATGAGGCGTTTAACTTTGTCAAATACGAGGGCGCTGGGACACACTTTAAGATTCACGCGGACCACGGACCTACATATGTCACAACAGTCTCAATAGTCGTCTATCTAAACGAAGATTACGAAGGCGGAGAAATATGGTTTCCCCGTCTAGACAATTTGAAAATAAAGCCAAAAACAGGCGACATCGTAGTTTTCCCCTCGACCTATATTTATGAACATGCTTCAGAAGATATGGTCAGTGGAACAAAATACTCTGTTGTTATAATGAGTGACTATAACGATAGAGACGGAGTTAATCACAGAGTCTCTCAAACTGTCCAAGAATATGAGCTGAAATACTAAGGTAAAAATGGAAGAAACAGTAGACGCCGCTAAGGATAAAATCGCCAAAGAAGGCGAGGAAGAGCAAGCGCGAATGAATCAGCGCCTCGCTGACTGGTACACGATTGATGAGGTCACTTGGAGCACGGCGGAGGAAGTTAAGCCGGGCAGTGGCATATGGGTCTATCACGACGTATTGCCAAAAGAGATGGACATCATTAACAGGCTAGAGGAAGTTCTTGACAGCCCAGACAATGATTACCAATACCAAGAAGCAATGGTCGGTTACTCAATGAAGATTCCAGAGTATAGAGATTGCGTAGATTTTAAATACAAAATTGATGACTTTGATGACGACACTTCAGAGTGGGGCGACAAGCTTAGGAAGCTTGCTGAAGAAACTATTTACAGGCAAAAGCAGATAGTTAAAGACTACACACGTAGATATAACATCGGAGAGCTCCGTTATTGGGAAGCAAGTAATTATGTTAGATATGGCCCCGGACAACACTTTCAAGAACACCACGACCATGGATACTCGTACAACTGTGTAGTGTCTCTAGTTGCTTACCCTAACGATGACTATGAAGGTGGAGAACTAAATTTCCGACTACAAAACGTGACAGCTAAAGCTAGAGCAGGAGACGTTTTCATCTTCCCGTCGAACTTTATGTATCCGCACCGAGCTATGCCAGTTAAGTCTGGTACTAAATACTCAATCGTTACTATGTTGGACTATTCAGATAAGTTCCACGGCGGCGTTTTCTTGGAAGAGACTGACAGCTAGTGGGTCTATTTCAAGTACAAAAAGCTAGGCCAGATGCGGCAACAATCGAGCCGCTTCAGGCTACTCGCCAGTGGATGGATGAAACTGACGCTAAGCACGCATACATGTGTTTTCCGCTAAACCTGACAAATCGTCTAGGCTGGGCCGTCTCTTTTCCTGATGACATTAGCTTTATCTGGGATGGAATTACTGACACAACTCCCGACCACATAAAAATTCTTAAGGGAGAAAAATGGGTATCAACTAATAGAGGAAACGCCACTGTAAGTTTTTACGCGGGATTGATATTTAAAACTGACGAGCTGACTAGCACTCTAGCAATGCCAGTCCCGAATCTTTTCGTCAGGGGAGCACATGCATACACAACACTAATTAGTACGTCTTTCTACATGCCAGAACTACCCCTAGCTTGGAGAGTGACCGAGCCAAATATAGAAATTACCATCCCTGCGGGACAGCCTGTGTTTTCCATTCTTCCAATATCCCTCACTGGGCTAGAAGAAAATTACACGCTAGAAATTATTGAAGAGCAGCCATCTCAGGAGTACTGGCAAGAAGTAACTAAGTATGGGGACGAAGCTCAAATTAAAAACGGAGTAGGAGATTTTTCAAAGATGTATAGAGAAGCAGTTGACTACACAGGAGCTACCGTGGGAAGACATGAGACCAAGTCACTAAGGCTAAAAACTGTAACATGCCCCTTTACAGGACAGACTTACGAAGTAGAAGATACGGACACTGAAGGCGAGGAGCCTATTGGACACTCGTAAGATTAAGTTTTCAATAAATCGTCCTTGGCTTACTAGACAGAGCGACTCTCTGCCAAAGCCAACCCTCAAAACAATTCCAGACTGGTATAAAAACGCAGACAGATTTGCAATTAATCCTGTAACAGGGAAGCCATGGGAGATGCCAGATGAAAGCGGCAAGATTGGCAAGATTCCAACTTGGAAGGCTTGCCCTGCTGTATATGACATTATGGGGACAGGGTACGTATATAGAACCCCCTGCGACATCGAGTTCTATGAGGACAGCTCTGGAAACATCCACGCCAAAGTTTTAGATGACAAGAACAAAGACTTTCTGCAGGACAGACCTCCGATGCCTCAATTCCAAGCACCCATGGGATTCCACGAAAAGCATTTTGCATGGTGGGCCGATTGGGCTGTAGAAGTGCCAGAAGGGTACAGCGTTTTATACACTCAGCCATTTAATAGGTTTGAATTGCCTTTCGTTACAACTAGCGGAATCATTGACAATGACAAAGTAACTCTTCCGGGCACCATGCCATTTTACGTTGTTAAAGGGTTTACAGGGATTTTGCCTGCAGGAACTCCGTATGCTCAAATGCTTCCATTTAAAAGGGAGAACTGGGAGTCAGAGATTGACGATGCCATAGAGTACGAAACCATGAGCAAAATCAATCAAGAGAACAGCGACAAATATAGAGTGCCAGACGGTGGCGTTTATCAACGCGAAGTCTGGGAGAGACGAAAGTACGAGTAGGGTAAAATAGATATCATGCTAGAAACAGACCAGACTGACTACACCAATAATCACAACGACGAGCGAGTTTCTTTTACGCCTTCAGGCTTTTTCGGAACATCTGCTGACAACATTGTAGAGATTGAAAACTTTATGACTCCCGAAGAATTGGAGCTTCTAAATTCTTTTGCAAGACAGAACATACTTTGGGACAAAACAGAGACTCACTATAACGAAGAAGGCACCGTAATTTACGATTCCTCTTACTGGGAAGATAGAGTAGCTACAGCCACAACTTTAGATAAGGCTGACCCAAGAATTACACCGACAATAATCAATATGCAGCAAAGACTAAAAGAAAAGGTTGACAAATTTTTTGATGTTGACGCTAAAGCAACTAGTCCTGCAATTGTTAGGTGGCTTCCCGGTCAGCTACAGATGCCGCACGCAGACAAAGAACTGCACGAAGGTGAGCACAAGGGGAAGCCAAACGATTTTCCCTACTACG